GTAATACCGTTTAATTTAACTTGAAAGGTTGTAATGCCACCACTAGCGTTACCGCCTGCAATACCGCCTGAAACGAATAGTTCTCCTACAATATAATCTGCACCTGTTGTGAAATTCATAACAGTCTGCTCTGCTGTAGCTCGACCAAATTCCCCACCGTAAGCATAGCAATGATTCCCAATATAATTTAATTCTAAACCTGTGCCAGCTACTACATTACTCCCAGAATAACCAACGCCTTCAGGCATTGTTCAATTTACTCGAACTGGATTTCACATACCGCGTCAATTACGGCGGCGGTTGTAACTGCTACTTGAATATCCAAAGTATTTCCGCTTGTCACGCCCAGGGCCGTCTTAGTTTGTACGTTACCCTGTGTAACTCCAGTGCCGCCACTTGCGGGGCCTGTGATGGATGGTCCCATGAAAACAGCGTCGCCCTCTTGGAGCGCCGTACCGGTCAACTTGAAACCTGAGCATGTATCCGATTCAACTGCGTCGGTGCTTATTCCCATTGAAATGCTCGAGATCTGCGATACATTCGATGGTACTACCAGACTCAAGCCTGAACTTGCAAACTGGTTTGTCATGCTTTGAAAACTGGTCGTCGCGGAAAGTCCGCTAGAACTCCTCAGAACTACGATTGCCATGTGTTTATGCCCTCACTTTTATTGGTCCCAAGGAAGCCAAGACTGGCGATCCCCGTGATAATGTTTTAACCGCAACTTTCGCCACCATACTTCCTATGAGTGTTTTTATGATAGCTTGTTTATTGCTTTGTGCCGCTTTTGATATTGTGCTCAATCCTGCGTTAAGATTCCCTGCTAAAAAAGACTGTACTGCAGCTCCTGCATTTACTTGTGAAATTAAAGCAAGTGCTGTTCCAGTTTCGATTACGTTTATCCCAAAAGTTCTGGGAGCTCTACGCCTTGAGGCTCTACGTCTACGGACCATGCCCCAATTAGGGTAAATGGGTATTTAACTATTTAGGTGATGTGGATGTGTTAAGCAATTTGTATGTGCCTTTTCACAGATTGAGCAATGATGAGGTACCCGTGATTTTTCACGGGCTCTCTTTTTTCTGATACGATCTCTATTCACAAAATGTTTTTCGATAATACCAGGTGTTTTGGGTTCTGGCGGTTGTACCTCTGGGTGTTTCGTGTCTCCTAGAGCTTTCAAACCGACTATTTGCCACGTTCCATCACTCTTTAGCTCGATTCTGACCAGTGCCTCAATTATCATTTTTAAGCCCTGTGCAGAACTCGCCATCGGTGAGAGTGTAACAAGATTTGTTATCAATGTTATTAGATACACCACACTCCGAACATATCCAGGTCTCCGATTGTCTCTTGGCTTGATTCAATAGCGCATTAACAATATAGGATTCAGATCTCTTGTTTTCCTTCGCGTGATGATGGAGCCAGGCGTAAACCTTCATGTCTATTGTGAAGGTCTTGCCAACTTTTGGGTTGTCACTCATAGATTAAACAGATACCCGAACGGGGTATAAATAATATTATTATTATTGATATATTAAGACAAGAAGAAGAAGAAGAAGAAGAAGAAGAATCTTTCTAGAAGCCTACGTACTTCTGAAAAGTGATAATAATAATATTATAATGGCTACTTTAGGCCTAGCTTAGTGCTTTTCTGAGGCTGTTTTACCCCCACTTCGGGGCTGTTCTGGGTGTTTAGTAGCCCTTCTAGGCCGCTTCTTTTCATTAACATTTCCGCAACGAGCCCCATGATAGGGTTGTCTTTTGTTATGGCTTTGATTGTACTTTGGCCTGTAGCATCATCCATTTTTTTAGATGCCGCACCCAGGGAACCAAAAAAAGAAGATTGAAAAGTTTCAAGCATTCCGTGTGTTCGTTCTTCAATCTCATCAATGATAGGTTCCAGGATGATTAAGAGATCGTCATCACTATCTGGAGACTTCGCCCAGGCAACCCAAGCATCCTTAGATTTCTGGGCCACATACGAAGCAAATCCAAAATAAAATATTGACCAGGCGATTAAATAACCCAAAAGTTCTAAAGCTGTAATAACCATTTACAGACGGCCAGTTCTTATCCTAACATCTATGCGTTCTGGAATACCTGTGCCAGCTTCAATATAGGCTAGTGCTATCTCTTCACTTGAAATCTCACCTAACACCAGGGGCTGAGTTATGGTATATTGTACAGGTTGAACCTTTCCAACTATCCCCGCATCTTGAATTAATTTCAATAATGGAAGTAATGCCCCTAAATTCATTCTATCTCCTTTTTGATATAGGTGATAAGATCGCTGATTGATGGGGCAACTGGAGCAGGTGCTCCAAACGTTGGGAGTTTTATGTCAACGGTGTCTCTTATTCCCTGTTTTACATCATCAGCTAATTTCCCAAGTCTATTTTCTAAATCTTCAATAATAGAGTCTGCCAATCTAACGCCAAGATAACCTGCAACCAAGCCACCAATAACGATAGGCGTGTTAGGATTGGCTAACAGTGCCTCAATATTGCTGTGCTTTCTTTCGGCGCTTACAGCTTGTTGCTGAAGCTTTGTAACCTGCTTAAGAGTGTAACCCGCACGAATCAATGCGTAAGCCATTAGCGCCTCTTTTTCTTGCCTGCAGGGGTCTTTCTGAACGCCACGGCCATCTTCTTTAATTTCAACTTGCCACTTGCATACTTGAAACGGGGTTTCTTGGAATTTGCTTTAACAAATCTATTCCAAGCACTTAGTTTACGTTTAGTTCTGGCTTTATATCTCGGTTTTTCTAAAGGTTTACCCCGCCTTTCTTGATATAATGACGCGTCATATTCTGCGGGACTCGCAAATTCTCTGCGTCCTTCAGCGTATCCATCTCTAAACCCCCTGCGATATGCTTCACTGGGCATTATTCCACCTCTTTTCCTTCCAGGACAACTGTCATCAGCCCTGTGGGGCCCTGTGCCAGGACTTTCATCCCTGTGTTAGGCGGTATAGTATAGTACAAGTTGGGGAATTGGGGCCCGATCCCTGCGTCTATTATGAGAAACTTGCTAACGTGTAGCGCTTCTTCATTACCTTGAAGGGTCCAGGAGAGAACATCACCCGCAGAGCATCCCGAATAATCAAACGAGACGTTCGTGACGACAGTATAGAACCTATTGGGAGAGATAAAGTCCAGTAAGGTTGTGCCGCCTGCAGTCAATGCTTCCAGACCTCCAGGCAAACATACGATCACCATAGAAGTTAAGGCTCGGCCCCGTCGAAAGTGTCATTTATGAAGTATACCTGTGAATGCTGTAGTAGTTTGAAATGTTGCATCAGTAGCATCTGAATCACTTATAACTGTTAATGTTGTATAAGGAGGTAAAATAAATTTGCATTTAGTATTAGAAGGTTGATCTTCCTGTGCGCTTTCAACTTTTAACCATATAGAAGTAATACCGTTTAATTTAACTTGAAAGGTTGTAATGCCACCACTAGCGTTACCGCCTGCAATACCGCCTGAAACGAA